TGCCTGGCCCTCCAGTTGCATACCGGTTTGCAGTACTCCGGTGAAAGTAGCCGACGCGACATCCTGCGAGCGTAAGAGCGTGAGGGACTGCCCAAACGCTCGCAGAAATGCCGGGTTATGCTTGGTGAAGTCGACGGCCATGAGAATCAGGCCTTGGTCAGAATGCCGTTTGAACTGAAGACGAGCCACTCGACGCCGTCGCTGTAGAGATCGGCAAAGGCGCCAAAAGCGCCTGCGATTGTCAGTTTCTCGTCCGCGACACCGCTGCCATGCGAGAAGATCTTCTCACCGCTGGCGGGTTTCACGACAATGTTCTGAGCTACCGTGCATACGAATCTGATGCATTCTCCGGCCACGGTCGCGGCGGTAGGGAGCGTGTTCTCCTGCGAATCCGCATCGCCCGTGTTGGTGTGAATTTTTTTCATGCTCCCATCCGTCAGAATCGCGCCCGCGTCATGAGCCACCACCGTGGCATCCCCCGCTATGAGAGGAGGATCCGGAACAAAGTAACCAACTCCTGTTGCTGTCATGGTTACGCCTCCTTGGTGATGACGCCGCCACTGGCTACGACGTGATATCGCTCGCCGTCGCAGTAGAGTTCGACCCAACTGCCGATGGTGGCCGGGAGGTTGAGGTATTTGGTAACGACAGTGTTGCCATGGAAGCAGATCGCCTCGCCGGTGGTTGGCAGTAGGCGCGTGATCTGTGTCACTGTCTGATAGAAGTGCCACGAGGTGCCGGCTGCAGTTGCCGCTGGCACCAAGGTCAGGACGGCTGTGCCGTTCGATCCGGTGTTGGTGATGTTCTTGGCGACATGCGTCGCAAGCACCAGCGATGCCGTGGAGGCGACCGCCACAACGGCGGCATTTGGCGCTACGAGCGGAGGCCGGGGAACCATATATCCACTACCCGTTGCTGTCATTTCTATTCTCCTAAATGGAAAGGCCCCGGTTTCCGAGGCCTTCAGTTCAATTCCTGAATGGTTATATTCGTTCCGACTATGCGCCGGTCGAGTATACGATCGATCGCCAGTCAACCGCCTTCGCAGCGAAGTCCAGGTAGGCGTAAAACTGCATTCCGAGGACGCCCTGCTCGTTGTCCTTGCGGATGAATTGCGGACCTTCCGCGCCTTCGAGATGGCAATACTCGACGCAAGGCGCGATGGCCGGGTCGGCCACCATGAAGTAATGGACGACTCCCGAGCCGTTGAGATCGAGTTCGCCGTCGGCCACAACTTCCAGGCGCCCGGCAAACCAGTTCTGCGAGGACGGTGCGAGGTTCGGTCCGGTGGCTGTCGTTACGGAGGTTGAGGACGGTTGAGCCGTCGACCCCGGTCTGAACCCGCATCAGACCGAACATGCTATCGAAGGCCGTGTTGCCGAGGACGCCCGTGTCGGTATTGAAGTGATGGGTGCCATCGATCAGCGCGTAACCATCCGCGAACGCATACGGAGCTGTAGTACTGGCCGAATTTGCCAGGATCAGGTACACGACCTTATTTTCCAGCCGCGCAGCCTGTTGGCCGAACGCGCCGATCAGGTCGTTGAACGCCCCGAGATCATCATTGATGAGCATCTGCCGCGTGAAACTTACGCCGCGGCCATAGGTCGCCAGGGAATATGTTTCCTTGGTGTCCGCCATGAGCCCGAGAGCAATCTGCGCGCCCTCTGCCACGGGCAGGAACGTCGGCGCTTCTCCGAGTCGAACGCGGGTCATCGATTTGAAGTCGGGCGTTGTGCTCGGCTTACACCAGGTCCGATAACTCGGGTTGGCGAAGTTGTATCTGGCCAGCAACTGCTTGCGTGCCGTATTTTCCAGCACGGCTGCGAAGTCCGCGGTTGCCTGCATGGCGAGTCTGGCCACCGTAGCATCGTCCGGATGGCGGTTGAGATTCCTCTCCAGCCTCACGGATTCAGCCGCAATCTGTTTGATGGTGAGACCGGCAAAGGGGTTCTGCGAGTCCTTGCAACGGTCCTTCGGGCTCATCAAGCCGAACACGGCTGTTTCCATCGCCCCACGCCTCTTGTCGGCCCCGTCTCTCACCAACGAAACGTGATGTTCCCGTGTGTCGCCGTATTCGAGACCGCGTTTGGCCTGCTCGTTGAGAGCGATGGTCTGATAGTCCGATGCCAATGTGTTGTTGTCGACATATTTGTCGGCAAATTCCGCTTCGAGATTGCACCATCTGGTAACTTCACGAATGCGCTTGATGCGCGCCAGTTCTTCCACGACGGCTTTCCTGCGCGCCGCTTCCAGGGAATCCTGATACATTTGTTCGGCTGTCAGTTTGGTGCTGACATCCGTCTGGGCACCAGTGCCCGTAGTGTCTACCTTGTCAGGCATACTTCCTCCGTTTGGGCTAGTGCCCATGGTTTGGTCATTGATTGTAACGCTGTTGATTTGGTCGCCATGTTCGGCGGCCAAGGTTGTGGTTCCGAAATCAGCAGGGATCGGCGCGACGCTCAATTCAAACGGACGCCATTCCTCCGCTATCCTCATTTTGAGGTCGTTCTCCTCGGTCTTCTTCACCTTGAGAATTTCGACGCCCATTGAGAATTTCGTGACGATACGATCCTCGATATCACTCCAGAGATCGTTTACGCTCCCGCGCTTCGAGAAGCGCAACGTAGCCTTGAAGTCCTTTTTATCGCGCCAGGCCTTCTCTACGACTCCCTTCTGCGAAACACTCCCGTCCCATAAATTGTGATTGTCAAGGACCGGTGCGCCGTTATTGAGGAGTGACAGATCCGCACCGGAGGGATCAAATCGCAGTACATATTTCTCTCCCGTCCAGAAATCCATCCGCGGAATGTCGGCGCCAGTGAAAAATATGATGTCCACTGTTCTCTTCTCAGAGTTGATCGAACTGACATTCTGACCGGCGAGAAACTCCCGATTGTGGAGCCGTTCTACATCGATCGCATGCCGGGCCGTCTTACCCTTGTCCCCGAATTGCTTGTAACAGATCGCGGAACGCTGTTTTTCATCCGGATAATCGTCGTTCATGACCTTATCTCCCATGCAGCGGTCGACGAAATCCTTCTCCGATTCGCCTTTGTTCGGCATCGGCATCGTCATAATCGCCTCCTCAGTTCACCGGCAGCGGTTCACTGGCCTTGCCGTTCGATTTCGGTTTGATCTGGGTTCCCGGCTCTGGCGGTGGAGCGGTCGATTCCGTCGTCGCCTTCGCGAACGTCACGCCCGCGGCATCAAGGCGCGGTTTCCATTTCTCGATTTCGAGAGCCTGCTCTTCTGCATCATTGCCTTGCTCGCCGATGAGTTGCGGCCAGGTCTTCTTGCCGATCTGGAGCTCGGCGCGATCGGCCTCTGCCTCTGCGGCGCGGTCGAGCAGATCGAAGGGTGGCGGATCCCAATCGACATCGTAATTCGCTTCGGGAATAACGTTCATTACTAATAATTTGTCGACGAATCTTCTGTAAATCGGGTCGAGCACCTGGGGAATGAGCCAGTTCCAGCGATATTCCTCGATCGCATCCCTGAAAGCGAGAAGGCCGCCGCGGTAACTGGAGTAATTGACGGCTTCGAGGTTGTCGTCCAGAACCACATATGGGATTTCGAGGCCTGCGGCGACCTCGCGCAATTCTGTTTTTTTATATTCTGAGTAATCCCCGGAGGCGGCGGGATCAAGGAACTTCACATCCGTTCCGGGAGCCCCATAGGCCACCATTCCGGGACGGAACTCTTCGATCTTTTTCCCGTCGGAATCCACGGCAATGCCAGCGAGAGTCGGACCCTCGGATCCCTCGGCTTGCATCACAAACGCTGCCAGGCAAGCCTCGATCTTTTTCCTCATGATGGTGGCGTCGGCATATTCATCAATGTCCCGAAGTTTTGCCATGACGGACGCAAACCGCGTGACGGCGCGCACGTCGCCTGGCCGGTCGACTTCGGCATGGTGGAGGATATAGTCGACCGGTATAAATTTGCTCGTATACATGCCGCGGAACGAAGTTTGAGTTACTTCTCCGGGATGGTTGCCGAAAAGCCAATAACCGGTCACCCGGCCTATCGGGTCGAACTGGATTCCTTGAATGATCCACCCGGTATCCAACTGCATGGTTTTGGAATCGTCGATGTAGTCGGCCTCCAAAACCTGCAATTGGAGCGGAACAGCCAGCCCATCATTGGGTAGGCGGTCCCAGAGACGCACGAGGACCTCGCCGGATTCGTAGCAACTCGATACAATCAGCTTTTGGGCCGCATAGATATTAACCCTCCGA